AATGATCCATTGCCATTAGAGTCTGCGTATGTAGTGCTGGGGGATTCTAATCCAGCGTAAGTAGCATCCTGACCAAAATTCAAAGACCCGTTTGACCCGCTGCCATAAGAACTAATAGCTGGCTTCATTGCCGTACCAGCAGTAAAGGTAAACGTAGCGTTAGTCCCATCTGCTGGGTTGCCGCTGTTGTACCAAGTCACGCTCCCGCTGGACACCGAGCCAAGCCAAGCCTTACCAGCGTCAATGTCTACGGCCCAAGCAATCTCCTCCTCATCGGAAGCACTGAATAAATTGCTTACTAAAACAGACCCGTTGTAATAGAGGTCTGAATAAGTAGACAAAGCGTACCCCCACCCACCACTCGCCGCCGAGCCAGCCCAAGTGTTTACGCCAGCGTAAGATTTTGAAGCCGGAACCATTGCGGGTGCTGGAGTTCCTCCGCCAGTGCTGTTTATTCGCGTAGACCAAATCCATTTACCGGACTCCATCCCGAATGTCCCAGCAGCTGTGCTATATGTGGAGCCAGTTCCAGCCCTTAAATTTCCTTCAGAAAGAGGAGTGTCCCTATCGTCTAAAGGGTTAAGAGTGCAGTAATTCTTCGTCGGCGTATCCAGCATTACATCGTGACTGCTGATGTTCGTCGGCTGAAAATGATTTTTGTTGCCGCTCTGGTCGCCTCCGATGTAGACGGGGTTTAGCTCGAAGGGGGCTGATGGTTTAGTTACACTGGAAGATGTTGGGTCGTACTTTGCTTCTCCCTTGGTAATGCGAACATCGTAGAGGTAGCAGTTGGCGTAGTGGCCTGTTGCAGCAGAAGTGTAATTGTATGCAGACGCCAGTCTTACAGCGTAGTTACTGTTATCAACGACCCCGCCATAACCTGTCGCATCGGCATAACGGGTTCCGTCAATAAACAAACCCATATTTCCTGACCCGTCTCTGGTCACAGCAATGTGATGCCAATCCCCATCGTGGGCTAGAGAAACGCCATCTGAATTTGCATCCAAACTATAATTAGTTCCGCTACTGCCATTTACTTTGTATCCAACCCAATTAACCTTATCAGTACCGTTGTTGTGCGTAAAAAGTAACCACCCTTGGTAGCTGGTGTGCCTTCGCCCTTTGCTAATAACTATATCGGCGTTCGCACCAGTTACGCCTCCGTTAATATCCGAAACGTGCTGGTACCAAAACTCAATCGTAAAGGCTCCTGTGCCGAAGGCTAGGTCACTTGGGCCTGTAAGAGTATCGCCTCCATCAAAATACATCGCAGTCCCGCTTGAGTCGAATGGGTTGCCAACCGTATCGCTATGCTCTGGGTCGCCTTCAGTAGAAATCGTATGCCCCGCTGCCGCATCAACAAAAGTCGTGTCACCATCGTTGCGGGCCACGGAGGATACGAGGAGGTCGGCATCGTGGGCTGGCTGGGCGTCTATGTGGAATCCGTTGTTGCCATAGGTTCCGGTGTACTCCTTGGGCTTGTACCCACCGTAATCATTCGCTTCTATGAAATCGGTAGGCTCTAGCTGCTGACCGTCTACAAAATGCACATTCGCAATCAGCCCGTCCCAGTGATACTTGTATGTAGAGTGATATGAGCGGTGAGCGTTCTTGCCGATGCGCTGAACGTAGCCACTGCTGTTAAACCTGTGGGTGTAACCAGTAACACTTTCGTTGTGACTATAAGTCGGCTCCGTTAGGCGAACCCCATTAACGTACCACTTGTAAGCATTCTGATTGTTTCCAGTGCTTCCTGACTGTGAGTTGTCGTAGGCAAAACAAAGGTGATACCAAGCGTTTGGGTCGCGCAGAACTTGTCCAGTGCATCGAATTGTTCTGTGGTTTGAGCTAGTGGCTTGGTCTGTATACAGCATTCCGTTGTAGATAGAAACAGAAGCAGCATTATCATTGCTTGCCCCCGCGCCAAACAAAGTCATGTAACCATTAGAGGGCTGTTGACCAACCTTGACCCACATACTCATTGTCCACTTACCCTCGTCGGTTGGAGTGCCAGCGGTGCGGTACAGGTGTCCAGCATCACTACTGCTAACAGAGCCGTTAAACCGCAGCGAACGAGTCACAGGGTCGGCTGGGGTTGAGTCAGCCGCTGCTGCTGATGTGATTAAACTGGAATTAAAGAGAGGCATTAAGTAAGAGCTTTAGAGTTAGTAAGACAAACTTTTGTACCGTTACAGATATAACTAATTAAGAATGTACCCGAAACTCCGCTAATTGTATTAACAACATCAGCATGGGTAAGAGTAGTGCTAGCGCTAAATGATATAGTTCCACCAGCGTTAGTAAGCAAAATGAAACCGCTTTGCCCATTAGCGTTAGTTAACGCCGTAGTAGTGGAGTTTAATTCAAAGGTAACTCCACTAGCCCCAGACGAAGTAACAGTCCAAGTCCAGTTTTGAGCTGTGTCCGTGTAGAATGTAGTAGTGTCATCTGCATAAGACGTATTAAAGGCACTACGTTGAGTTGCTGTCCATGCTTGTTGTGTATCGTACACAGCATTGTTAGCTGCGTGTTGCATTACGTCAGTACCAATAGTACCTGTGGCTGCGTCTCCTAACCCAAGAGTAGTCCGTTGAGCAGCAACATCCGTATCGTCAAGCAGAGCCTTACCAGCAGCAGTCAGATCGTAAGTAGCCGCTGTTCCATCGCCTGTAAACTGAATGCCTTTATCAGCAGCAGAAGTCAGCCCAGCAAGGGCAGTTAGTTCTCCATCTAAAGGTTGATAATGAGCACTATGATTGTGGCCCAGCTCGGCAAAAGTACCGCCGTCTGCTAAGTCCACATCCCGATCACCCATAGTGATGACCCGTGTATTGCTTGTGGTAATAGCTCCTGCATCAATACGGACTTGTTTAGTAGCGTCATCGGGGTCTTTGACGACTGCTGTAGAATCTGCAATTGGCAGGGTGTCACCTCCGCTTGCCGTAGAGGCTATAGTTATTTCATTAGTGCCATTGGTAACTGTAATGTTTGATCCTTGAGCAATCTTTTTAAACTCTAGGTCAGTCCCAGTTTTTTGTTTAAATACTGTACCTTCACCAGTTCCTACGTTGCTACCAGTGTTAGCCTCACCTCCGCCAGATCCCGGAGCTGCTGCCCACACGGCATTCCCAGAAGAGTTTTTAGTTAAGACATGGTTATCCGTGGCCCCGCTACTCTGTGTAAGAGCGTCAATCGAAGCTTGGGCTGTAGTTTGGCCCGTGCCGCCGCTTCCTAAAGGAACTGTTCCCCCTGTAATTTCCTGATCAGAAATAGAGAGGTAGTTAGTGTTGGCTAGAGTTACAGGAGTGGAGTTATCCGTACCGGAAACATCTACACCTAGAGTAGTGCGAGCTGCTGCGGCATCAGCATCATCTACTACAGTTTTACCGAAGTCCGATATAGTGGTGTTAGCTGGTAAAGACAGTGTTTTAATATCAGCGTCCACCTCAGAGTCCATCAAGGCTCCTGCTGCGGTTACGTTAGTGGTGTCTGTTACATCAGCGTTTTCTTCAATGTTAGTAAGCTTAGTACGCTCACCAGAAGTAATAATGGCCCCTGAACCTGCGTCAGTTACATCAGCTAACTCAGTTACGTTGTGAGTGCCTAAGTTTACTACTGTATCGGCAGAGCCTGAGATACTGGCAGCAATAGTGCCGTCCTCTAGGAGATCTACTTTATCGTTGTTCTGCTCTTGCAGCAGATAAAGCAGCTGTTTATTAGAATTATCTAAATCAGCTTCAGTAATTACAGCTCCATCCGCATAATCGACGTAAGTAGCTGATAAAGCGGAGTTTCTTTTAACTTCTACGCGGTAAGTGCTGCCGTCTGTTAGAGTAGCTGACGTAAATGTTAAGTCACCGTTGTCAGCTAACGTATAATCAGTACCGCTAACTAAAGCCGAAGGGGGTGAGCCGCCACTTAAAGTGGTCTTAAAGGCATCCATAGTAACTCCCGCAGAAGATATACGCACTTCTACATGGCTTTTCTTTAAGTAAGGAAAAGTGATGTTACTGGCTAGTACAGTTTCAGTACTAGAAGTACCTGTAACTGTTAAATATACTTTAGTGGCTGGAGCTGACATGTAATACCATCCTATTAATGTTTGTTGTTATTGGCTAAATAAATTCCGATTGCAAGATTTGTTTAATCTTCGCCTCCCAGTAGGTCTTCTCTTGCCATAGCGTCCTTGATATTGGTTTCGTTATCTTCCATCTCTTCTTCAGGAACACCGTCGTAAGCTGCTTGGGCAATAGTATAAGCCCCTGTGAGGGCTGCCAGATTAGGCCAAAATAATCCTATAGGCCCACTTTTACCTCGTTTTATTATGGGAGTGCTTTTATCTAAGTCAATATCTTCTCCAAGCAGTTCTTTCATAGACTCCGCTCTCCAAGAGGATACGATACTTCTGAGCAACGCTGTTCTTTTAGACTCTTGATTTAGAAGAATACTAGCTCTTGGGTCAGCTGCTTGATAAGCATCACTACTAATAACCAGTAACAAGACCTCTTCTAAAGAAACTAGATTATCTTTCTTAATAGAGTCCTCTAAATTATCGAATAATTTTGAAACTCTTTCACGTTCTTCCCCTTCGTAGCCGCTTAAGATGTTGTCCCTCCAGTGGCTGACTTCAATACTGTTTAAAGGTACTTTTCGTTGCCCTATATATTGTTGATAAAAGTCGTAAAAAGACTGACCACGACGGACTGGGCAAGGTTCTCCTCCCGGAGCTTTAAAGTTTGTAGCAAGAACTTCTAATTTAAGGTCTTTCTTAGGATCTTTGTGATCAATAGAAGCGTTAAACTTAGTAGTATTTAATTGCGGAAACCCTTGGATATTTCGCTGAGGTGCATCAATAAAATTATGCATCTGAGCAAGCTCTGAGTATACTCTGACAGCTTTTCCAACAGTCTTTTTAGTCAGTTTAAAAGGTAAGACTGCTCTTTGTTTTGGAGTAAACCATGAGTGATCTTTGTTTAAAGCTCTTCCTAAAATAGGGTCTCGTTTGGGCGGCAAACCCCAAGGGAAAAATCTTTTTTGGATCTTCTCCCACCCAGTATAGGCTTCCCTCATTTGGCTATCGTAAGCATCTGTAGTTTTAGCAAAAAGATTTGGAACTACCTGCAATAGTTTATCCTCAAACAATTTCTGCATAGTGTCAGAAGCTTCGTCCGTTTCAGACATACCATCTAATACAGAGAACATTGTCGCTAAATCTTTAGCATAGGTGCTATCTTTCATCGCATCTAGTATTGTTGCGTTAATAGCGAAGAAGTGGTCTTGAAGTTGTTGGCGCTGTTCCGGTAAAAATTCCGTAGCTTCCATAGCTTCATAGTAACTAGCGTATATTTTTAAAGGAATATTTGCAGGTTCAAGTCTAGAGTAATCAAATTTAGACCCATCAGGTAAGATAAAAGTATTTTGTCGCCAATCAGCATTCTCAAAAACAGCTTGTTGTCTTGGGTCTCGTTTACGATTACCAGTCATACGACCATTAGCAATTAAACCGTATGCTGTACCAGCTATAGCAAATCCTAAAATCTGTCTTCCGTAAGCATCGGCCCGTTTCATTGGATCATTTGATAATAAAGCAGCTCGATGCTTTCGAGTAGCTGCGCCAATTAAAGGGAAAAGACTTAAACCGTCTTTCCAAATGTTAAGCGGAGTGCGAATAAAGGGCGCAAAAACTTTAAGTAATGCGTTACCAGCTACTCCCGCACTAATTCCTTGACCTAAAGTAGCGTACTGCCTGCTGCTTAAATTTTCAGGCGGTGGAGATTTCGAGATATCAAAGTCTTTAGTTTCCCCTAAATTTTTTGGTCTGCGAGCTTCTTGAGCAGCTCCTATTATATCTTCTTCATCGGCATCTAAATTACGTTGATAAGTTGTTTCAGTAGCGTCATCTAAAAACTGTTTAGCTAAAGCTTCACGTTCATGTCCTCCCATAATAAGTACATCAGATCCGGGCTCGAACATGTCCCAGTTATCGTTGATATACCGATTAATGAATTCATCTTTGTCTCTTAAAGAAACTTTATCAACTCGAAGTAGTGACTCAAATTCTTCTAAAGCTAGGTTAGTAAGGTTATCTTTCGAGAACGGTTGACCATTTTTTAAGATCATATTGTCCTGCATTTTTATGATATACGCCCCTAGTTCATCGCCTTCTAAACCTTGCATAGCACCGTGGGCCGCTAAAGTAGAGTGCGCTCTAGATCTGTAGAATAGCCTTTTTAAAACAGTATCCATAGCAACCATTTTTCTAATAGGCTGCCTGATTATACCTTCATATCCCCAATCCCAAGCTTTAGCTAGAGCTTGGATGCCTGCGTTTTTGCGAGTGTTAAGAGCCCACTGATAAGCTTTTGGGCCTATTCGATCGTCAGCTATTCTTAATAGATTAGCCCCAATCGCTTCAGACGTTCCTTTACCCAACGTGGCTTCTAACTCGTGTGCTGTGTGTTCACCCCCGAACGATTTAGTATGATCTCTGTCAACTGCAGCTCCTCCATGTATGGAATCATAAGCTTCTTGCTGACGGTTAACCGAAATTTCACTAGCATTTTTAGTAGCGTACACGGTTCCGTCATCGCCAGCTCTTGCAAAAGTTCTGAGAATTTCCCCAGCCATAAGGAAAGTTTCAAATAAATCTCTTCTAGCTGTATCTTTTACAAAAGCACGAGTGGCTTCTTTAGTCATTACTTTCTTAGAAATAGGATCTAAAACATCTCCGTACATAGCGTCCGAGAGTGCTCTAAAGGGAGAAAGAGAATTAGGATCAGTAGGAATAAAAGTAGCAGCAGCAAACCTACCGATATTCTGACCTGTTCTTTTTATTAAAGAGGATGACAGATTTATCGCTTGTGTAGTAAAGGACGACAGCATGCTGTTAATCAGGACGTCTACAAAGGCATCTCCTAATCCCTGAAACCCGCTGGCTTTTTCTAAAAGAGTGTATTCACGGATTTGTTTGGCTAGTGTTGCTTTACTTATAGTGTGCTCTGTTTTAGCAAGTTGGATTTTAAATGCCATGTTGTCGGCACCCTCTGGCCCACCTACTATTTCAAATAGTTTCTCTTCTAATTTCTTTTGCTGAGAAGCGTCAATACCTGCTTTAGTTAAAACATCGTATTGTCTAAAGGCTCTTAAAAGTCTACCAGCAGAAGAAC